ATCGGCGAAACGGTGCTCGAGTACAACAATCGCGCTGGTGGCATCGCCGCCGGCTACGATAAGCTGTACATCGAGCAGCGTCAGCCGTCGAAGCAGGTGAAGAGCACGAAGGTTTCGTTCAAGCTGGTCATCCCGACCCTCGAGCAAACCTCTGCGAGCACGAGCACCGGTATTCAACCGGCCCCTCAAAAGGCCTATGAACACCTGGCGCGTCTCGAGTTCATCAATCCCGAGCGCGGCACCAGCCAAGAACGCAAAAACGTTCTGTACATGGTGCGCGACCTGGTCGATGAACAATTGGCCAAAGAAGCCGTCGAAGACCTGGATCCTGTCTTCTTCTAAACGTTCCGCCTAGGCGGTTCGCACGGAGAAGCAGGTTCGCCGTATGGCGAGGTCACCCCCATGGAAAGCTGGGGGTTATCCCTGGTTGTTCCTCTAACTCAGTTAAAGGAGGTCATCCCAGATGACTCGAAAGCGTTTGGCCACGAAACGTGCTCACGTTTCTTTTCAGAACTTCACCCTCTTTTCGAACGAAAGAGATCTTCCGGCTTACGAGACTGCCCTTGAGCTGTATGAGGCTTTAAACACACCGATTTCGTTATCGATGTGGCTTAAGCTGAAGTACGGCGAGTGGAAACAGATCGCAGAGAAGAAGATCTTGCCTTCGGACTACGAGAGGGCCGGCGACTTCTCCGATGACTACCTGGCCGTCAGTTACCTGCGCAAGTATCCCTACTTGCCGTCAGGAATTGACCGGCGCCAAGTGGCCATCGATGAGTTCCGTAGAACTGAAGAGGTCTGCAAGGCTACCAATATGAGGTTCCGACGAATGTGGGAAGGAAAGCTCGATGAGAGCTATCCCGCGGTCATCACCATAGTGGAGATGGCTCGCGAAAAATTGTCCAACATTCTAGGTCCCCTAGATTGGGAGTGTATTGCAGAGAGGTTTGGCTGGGGTCCCGGCGCCACTACTGCGGCGAAGGGAGCTTGGACATCCGCGTACAACAAGTACCAGTTACCTCTGGATGTAACGAGCAATTGTGCGACCATGGGTCTCTGCTGTGTAAACAGCATCCCAGCCTGGTCCTCTCTTCATGCTGGCGCGAGCCAGGTAGGAGAAGAGCCTCGGCTCCCAGTTAGCGTCTTACCGACGCAGCTGAGGGCCGTGAAAGGCGGTCGCATGGCACTCGTCCCCAAG